CGAGCCACTTCTTCCCGTTGGCGATCGGGTTGGTCATCGCCTCGGCGAGCTTCGTGATCTGCTGGCCCGTCTCGGAAGCCTTGCCGGACACCGCTCCCAGCGTTGGGCCGAGAGTCGTGATCGCGTTCGCCAGCTCGTCAGTCATGCCTGGCATCTTACCGAACGAGTTCGTCAGCACACCCGCCATCTCAGTGCCGACGTTCTTCATGTTGGCCAGGCGCATGCGAATCTTGGAGGTCTCGTCCTCCGAGATGGCGCTGCCGCCCATCACACGACCGGCCTCGGCTGCAGCCTTCGACTCGGCCACGCGGTTGAGCTGCTCGATCACCTCGACAGCCACGATGGCCACGGCCGCGAGAGCTCCGGCATAGGCCAGCGTCGCGGTGGTCAGCGCGCCCATCTTCTGGATCAGGATCGTCGCCGAGCCAGCGAAGCGGTTCATGTCGCCGCGCGACAGCTCCCGGCCCATCACCAGCAGCTCGCGAACGAACCCAGACGTGGCCATCCCAGCGCCGTGGACGTTCTTCTCGACCTTCGACACCTCGGACGCGAAGTGCGTCGAGGTCTCGCCGGCAGTCGTGGTGTTCCGAGCAAAGACAGCGTACGACTCGGACGCGCTCTTGATCTCGCGGTTGGCAGTAGTGATGTTGTTGATGTGGGTCTGGAGCGGCGGGCCAGTCCCGATGATGGAGTCTCGGAAGCGGTTCTCGGCTTCGGCGGCCTCCCGCTCAGCCTGCGTGTACTTCGGCAGCGTACTGTTCAGACTGCCGAGAGTCGACCCCAGGATCGCCGCAGACGCCGCCGCAGACCTGTACTGGTTGCTGGCGCCAGCCCAGGCCGCAGCCTGCTCGCTGAGTAGCGGAGTGCTCCGGGCCACCTCGTCGGCGACCAGCTTCTCGTCGACGGCCAGGCCCTTGGCTGCGACCGCCGCCGCCTTCATCGAGGCGACCTGGGACTCCAGCTGGGCGACCCACTCCGTCATGTAGGTCTTGGCTGCGCCGCCCAGTCCGGCATACTCGGTCGTGATCGCCCTGATCTGCGCCTGCAGCTGGGAGATGCTGGCCATCGAGGCATCGTTCGCCGCAACGGTCGACGCCGACATCGCGAGGCTGGACGTCTCGGCAGTCGCGGCAGTCGCGGCCAGTATGTCGGCCAGGGACGCCTCGCTGGCTGCCACCTGCGCGTTGGACTCGGAGATGGCCGCAGCAGCCTCTCGCGCCGCCGCGACCTCCCCGGCTTTCTGGCCGGACGACGTCCCCGCCGACTGCCCCGAGAGGATGGCCTCGCGCTTGGCCGCGTCGTCCGCCAGCAGAGCCAGGTCCTGAGCTCGCAGCTGCTCCTGCGCGGACAGGTTGGCGCGGAGAGCCTGCAGCTGGCGAGCCTGGGCTGCCTCGAACTGCACAGCCGCCGTGAGAGCAGCCGTCGAGGCTGCGGTGACGGCCGTCTGCCCCTGTGCCCATGCCGTCGTCATCCCGTCGACCACGGACCTGGTCGACGCCAGGAGGCTCTCCTGCGCAGCGATGTCCTGCTGCACGGAGGCGATCATCTGCTCGAAGTACTGGCGGACGACCTGAGCCGAGCGCTGGTACTCGGCGTCCAGCCCAGACGTGTCGGCAGTTACGTCGAAGTTGATGTTGCCGCCGCTGGAGCCAGACATGTCAGAAGGACCTTCTCTGTCCGGGTTTCACGCCATGCTGGGCGAGCAGATCAGCAAGAGTCCCCTGACGAGCGGGCCTGGTGTCGGGAGCTCTGTAGCCCATCTGAGCAGACTTGAGCCACTCGACCCTCGGATGCTTTCGCCAGTGCCGCCGGAGAGCAGCGAGGCGAGCCATGTTGATGACCCGCTCGATCTCCTCCCAGCAGCCTCCCTCTACGCCGTAGGCGACGAGCTCGGCGACGACGGCGTCCCAGTCTCCGTCGAAGGGTTCTCCGTCGTCGCCGCCTCGTTTCCCTCCGGCGCCACCAGACCCGAGTTGCGGTAGAGCTCGGCGAGGGCAGAGTCGAGCGAGCGGAGCTCCCCGATGCTGGCGATGTCCTCGAGCGACTCGGCCGTCACGTCGTGGTCGACCTCGGCGATGGCCACGGCAGCGATGCGGAGGAACTTCTGCATGCTGCCCATCATGTCGTTCTCCGGAGGAGCGACGATGTCCGGCCACGTCTTCTTCATCACGCGTATGTTCATCGGCGGGACGTCCCACGTCCTCCCGCCGATCGTGATCCTGGTAGTCGTCATCCGCACATCCCCGTGCTGCTGATCGTCAGTTGTCCATGGCCAGCGAGAACACCTGTCCCGAGGCATTCGCGAAGGCGGAGAAGTCGATCTCGCTGATGATGTAGTCGTCGATCTTGGTCGGCATCGCCAGCTTGGTCGAGACGCACGCGTAGAGGGTCAGGTTCGTGGTGTGCCCCTCGTAGATCTGCTGGAACACGCACATGAACTTCGGCGTGGTGCCCATCAGCGGATTGCCGCCGGTGATGGTGTTGCCGGAGGAGGCCGACCCATAGTTGTAGTTCAGCAGGAGCGAGGCCGCCGCATCCGCCACCGCGAAGCTGTAGACGCCGGTCGCCACGTTGACAGTGTACTGGCCGACCGTCGGCGCGACGCCGGAGGCGGCGAGCGTGAGCGGGAGTCCAGTGGCGCTGTAGTACACGCCGAGATCAGTGGTGAATGTCGCTGCGTTCGCCGCAGTGACGAACGGCCCGAACTGGATGCTGTCTCCGCTCCCGACTCCGGGCGCGACCACGGGCGAGCTGATGGTCACCGTGGTGCCGGTCTTGGACACGACGACCGTGCCCACCGGAATGGCAGCAGTGGCCGTGGTGTCGCGGACCGAGGCTCCGGCGACCACGCCTGCCGGCACCGACGCAAACGTCAGGGTGGTGGACGCGACAGCACTGGTCGCGGAGGTCGCGACGGAGACAGCTGCCGGGACGGTCTGCAGCTCGTTGAACGCGAACAGCTGCTGGCCGAGGGCGCTGGTCTGGCCGAAGAACAGCTGGTTGTAGACCGAGGTCTGGAGAAGAGCGAACTTCGCCTTGCCCGTGATCTTGGTCTTGCCGCGCGCGACGTCCACCGGAAACTGCTGCTGGCCGAACAGCTCCTTGACCTCGGCCGCGAAGTCAATCGTCACGTCCTGCAGCACCCCGAAGCGAATGGGGGCCACGCCCGAGATGTCGGTCCGGATCCCGTACAGGATCCCCGAGCCAAACCCGTACTGTGCTCCAGCAGCCATCTCAGATCTCCTTCATGATTCGGTCGCGCAGAGCCGGGAGGCTCGCGACGAGGTGGTTCCAGGCTTCCGTCGAGCGGGCGATCGGAGAGTCCCGCATCGTCTCATGCAGCCACGCCTCGAGAACAGCCCCGATGTTGGCCGACTGCTCCAGCGCGGGGTCCGCCGGGTCCGGGGCGGCCTCTGGAGCGCCGTCCGCAGGGCCTGCAGAGGCCTCTGCAGACTCGGCAGGCGCCGGGTCCGGGGCTACTAGCCCGGCCTCCGGCACGGTCTCCAAAACCTCTGCAGGGGCCTCGCCCGCGTGTTCCTCGGTGTCGCTCATGTCGTCTCCCCTACGGCCACAGCGTGCGGATCGGAACGATCATCATCGCCTGGTTGTCTATGTCGCCCGGATCCTTGAAGACCTCTCCCTCGATCCGGCACCAGCTCACCTGACCTCCGAGAGTCAGCGCCCCCGAGGCCAGGTCGTCCGGGGCCAGGGCTGCCTCGATGGCGGACAGGGCCACGTTCAGCATCTGGCCGCCGACCGCCGCAGGACTGTCCGTCCGGAAGTAGCACCACAGGGCTGTGCTCATGAACCGACGCTGCAGCTGGCCCCGACCCTGGTACTCGTCGGTCTCCCTGTGCTCGACGAGGAAGGCCGCAGGCTGGCTGGTGGGCGGAACGTCTCCCCACAGCCGCAGCCGACGGCTCGTCATCAGCCACGTGGACTGCCCCACGATCTGGGTCGGGAACTGCGCCCCGAAGACCAGCGCGGCCAGTGCCGACACGATGCTCTCGCGGTCAGCCACTGTAGAATTCCATCCGCAGAGCGCGCGTGGTGGCTTCCCGGACGTTCTCCTCGAACTGCGGCATGAACTCCTGCGCGGCCGTCCGGATGTAGGCGGCTGCCGGGATGTTGATGGCGGGTCGCTGGACCGAGCGAGCGAAGACCTCCTTGCCGCCGAGGAGGAACCTCAGCGCCTCGCCCTTCGTCGGCACGATGCGCATCGCGGGAACGACGCCGCCGTACTCCTGGATGTAGGCGTAGGGGACGTCGCCGCGAGTGCCGAAGGACAGCGTGACCTTCTTGTCCGAGACGTAGACCCGTGCGTAGATGCTGGCGCGCAGCCTCCCGGTCTTGACCTGCAGCAGGACGCCCGAGAGGTTGTCCTTGATCATGCCCGAGAGGACAGCCGCGTCCCGGTTCATCTGGTCCGTGACCTGAGCCCGCACCTTGGTGGGTGCCGTGCGGAGGTACTGGACGAGGCCCTCGGAGCCCTTCTCGCGAAAGGTGACGCTCACAGCGGATACGGCACCACGTCGGTCCACTGCTGGAGCGCGACGACTGCGTACGCAGGCATGCCAGACATGTCCCAGGACATGGTCTCCTGGCCGCCGAGCGACTTGCTCCGCTGACCGATCCGGCTGCGGTAGGAGTTGCGCTCGCCGACCAGCTCGATGACGACCTGCTCGAGATCGAACGGGACGAAGCTGTACGAGATCTGGACAGGTCGGCCGAGGTCGGCCGCCGCGAACTGGTACAGGCCGGGACTGCCCGTCGTGGTCGCCGCCGACACGGAGTACTGCCCCGCAGCGGGCGCCCCGACGACCAGCGTCAGCGGCAGCCCAGTGTCCAGATAGACGACTCCGCTGTCTCCGGCCCAGGGTCCGCCCAGACCGGCGACCTGGTACTGGTAGGGCGCGACCGGAACAGAGGCGGACTCAGCAGTCAGATATCCGGCCGTGTACACGACCTGGCAGTTCTGCCGCCCGCGATCGAAGCAGTATCCGCCAAGATGTATCAGCTGGGGCTGGCCGGGAGGATCGCGGTAGTCGCTGCTGAGCACCCAGCCGGACGTGGTGTAGCCAGCGCCTGTGGTGGGGACCGCCGGGGACTGGGGGATCAGCACACCGTCGACCACGACGCTGGCTACCGATGTGACGGGCCAGTTCTGCAGAAGATGGGACTGGGTCCCACTGCCGTCGAACCGATCCGTGCATGTCCTGGACGTGAGAGTGGACCTGTTGATGTAGGTCCGAACGGACGCGGACACAGCAGTGATCAGGCGAGCGAGCACAGCGTCCTGCGTGGTGTCCGAGATGGACAGCCACGCCTTGACGTCGCTCAGCGTCGCGAGATCACCCTGTGCCACTCAGTCCTCACTTCTTCGCAGCTGTCTTGGCTGCGTCTGCCTTGGCTGCGGCGGCCTTCCGAGCGACCGCCTCGTCGGCGGCCAGGGCCAGCTTCTCCTCGTCGGTCAGCTGCGGATCCCCGCTCCTGGTGCCGACGAGCGGCGTCATGGGTGGCTTCACCTCGTCGCCCGACTCCGTGGTGTCCTCCTCGTCCTCCTCGTCCTCCTCGTCGTCCTCGCCCACGATGGTGAAGTCGCGCGCGAGGTCGCCGTCTGCGAACATGGGCAGCAGGTGAGAGGGGACGCGAACGATCCCTCCCTCCTCGACCCGGAGAGACTGCCCCTCGACGGAGAGTCCGCCGAGGGTCGTGTCCTTCGCCTGGAAGAGCGTGTGGGGCATCAGAAGCTCTGCACGCCAGCTGGGCTGTTGAGGTTGGTGATGGCCGCGAACGCAGGCGTGAAGTAGCAGGCGAACACCTCGTCCACGTACACGCCATACTCGTAGCGACGAGTCTGGAGCGGCCACTGGATCTGGTAGTAGTCCTGCCGCACGTGGGCCTCCATGATGTTCTGGACGCCGTTCAGCTCGTACGGTGCGCGGTCCGACCAGAACAGGATCGTCCCCGGGGGCAGGTTGGGGTGGATCTTGATGTCGAGCGTGTTGCCGTAGAACTTGTTCAGGTAGCTGGTCACCCGACGACCCGCGACGATGCGCCCGGTGGCCTGCTCTGCGTCGAACAAGATGCGGAACATCGAGCTGGCGCCCTGCGACAGCATGGTCCCCGAGAAGTTCGCCAGGTCCGTGGAGGACATGAGGATCTCGTCGAAGCCCACCTTGTACTGGTCGTACGCCGCCTGGAGGATGACGTCGAACTCGGCGATGTTGGTTCCGGCAATGGTCAGGCCGGTGTTGCCCGTCGCCGCGAAGTAGACGAGCGAGCCACCCGACGAGATGGACACGCCACTCGGCAGGGTCGGGTTGGTGGACATCGCAGTGCCGGGAGCCCCGCCGAACACGCCGCCGAAGATCTGGGACAGGATCCCGTCCGGCAGGAGGATGTTCGTCGAGTTGTCCTGGTACGAGCCGGCCACCAGCAGCTTGGCGATCGGCTGGTTGGTGGTCGCCGGGTACTGGGTCAGCTTGACCTGGTTCGACTGCGTGGTGATCGCGTAGTACTCAGCTCCCGAGGCGGAGCCGACGAACCACGCGTACGCCATCGCCCCGGCGATCTTGGTCACCGAGGCGAGGACCGTGTTGCCGGCCGAGGTGGCGACCGATGCCTCAACGCTCGGCTTGCCCGAGCCACCGCCGAAGGTGTCCGTGGACTTGTCGGCGTTGATCTTGGTGACCTGGCCCGGAATGCCGCCGAAGCCCGTCGCACTGCTGTACGGCGTGTAGCCCAGCCAGCCGAGGCCGGACAGCGGCACGCAGATCACGTAGACGGTGCCGCCAGCGAACGAGCCGCCCGTGCCGGACGCTGCGAGGACAGGGGTCGAGGCCTGGCCCAGAGCGGTCGAGGCGTTGCCGAGGACGAGTGTCTGCTCCTCGGCGATCATCGTGGCGCGCAGGGTCGACTGAACTGCCGTCCCGAGCGCGTCTGGGGTCAGGTTCTTGTCGCCGAGGCGAGCCTCGAACGTGACGCTGGACTCGAGGCCGAGCGTCTTGTACACAGCCTGCTGGTCCTGGACGACCAGAGAGATGCGAGCGCCACGGTTGCCCTCGGACACGCCGGGCGACATGTTCTGGGTGTTGATCCCAGTGATGCGCTTCCAGTGGAACGCATTGCCGCCGTCCGCCGTGACTCGCGGCAGCTTGCTGATGCAGGGGATCAGCTCGCGGAACGGATACAGCAGCTGGACGACCGGGCGCAGGTCGTACCACAGCAGTCCAGTGGACTGCTGGATCGTGTCGGCCTTCTCGAGGCCGAGCTTGGTCTGCAGGCCCTTGACGAAGTCGTCGTTCTTCAGCAGGGCCTCGATCATCTCGTTAGCCATCTGTCAGTCGCTCCTTTCTACTGGCCAGCTGGCCTCAGCCCGCCATTCCGCGGAAGTTGGGGTCGGTCATCGGATCCTTCGCGAAGGTCCGGCTGTTCTTGATCATGTTACCGATCATCTTGCCGGCAGCCTTCGCCTGCGAGTCGAGACTGTCGTCCCGAAGATCCACACCGTCCATCAGGAGCTCCATCGGCTTGGCCCCAGCCTGCCCCTCGGGCACTCCGGCGGCCTTGCCGATCTCGAAGGTCCGTCCGCGGATTGGACCACCCGGCATGCGAGACAGGGCCTCGAGCTTGCCCTCGGCGTGGGCAGCCTTGGTGGCCAGGGCGATCATCTGGTCGACGACCTCCTGGGACAGGCCGGCACCCTTGCCGGACTCGTGGCCCGGAGTCGGGCCGACGGCCGACGGCAGCGGATCGCCCATGCCCATGGGGCCAGCGACCGGGGAGGGCTTGCCGGACCAGTCCGGGAAGTCGACCTCGGTGGCCATCTTCACGAGGTGGTGGCTGCCGATCTCGAGGTGGTCCTCCACCTGGCTGTTGGCCGAGAACGCCTTGCGGATCAGCTCCATGGCCTGGTCTGCCGGGAAGACCGGGAGGCTGGTGCCTGCGGTCGAGGCAGCCTTGCCCGTCTTCGCGTGGTCCTTCAGGAGGGTGGAGAGCTCCTGCAGAGCAGTCCCGGCCTCCTTCTGGCAGGAGCTCGCCTTGCCCAGATGGTGGGCGCCCTTGGCCGCGTGCTCCTTGAAGGCAGCGCTCGCGCGCTTCGCCAGGTCCGAAGTGCCTGCGCTCATCTCGTATGACTCCGATGGGTTGTTGCTAAGCATCCACGCAGCGTTCTGCATGAACATCATGTCGTCTACGTCGGTCATCGACGACGCTTCGGCCCGCTCGCCCATGGCGATCTGGGCTATCAGCGAGGCGATACCCTCGGCGAGACTCCCGGCCTCGGCCGACGCAGCTGCGTCCACCGGATCGTCTCCCTCGAGCCGCCCCTCGAGCATCCTCGTGCGCTGGACGTCGCGAAGACGGTCGAACGCCGACACCAGGTTGTGGATGTCGCACATGCCCTTGGAGAGGTCCCAGTAGTCCTCGTCGCGCGTGCTGTCCACCTGGGAGGGGGCGATTGCGGGCACTGTCGGCTCGGGCAGAGCTGCGAGGACTACTGGAGGGATCGGCTCCTCGGCGGACTTCTCGAAGTCCTCGCCTCTGGAGCGAGCTCGGCTGGCGCCCAGTATCTGCATCGCCTTGGCGACAGCCCGGCCGACGAAGCTGGCCTGGTCGTCCTCGGCGACGGGAACGAGCTCGGCGCCCTGGTCTGCGACCAGCCGAGCGCTCTTGACGATCTCGATCCGGCACTCTGGGTTGGCGGGGCGATCGACCAGCGAGATCTCGATCAGCTCGATCTCGTCGATGACGTTGCCGCTCTTGGCGAGAATTGTCCCCCCGATGGAGAACCCCTTGTAGACTCGGTCGACGCACTTCTGCCAGGCTGTGGGGTCCGTGATGTGGGCCCCCAGCCAGAGCCCCTTCTCGTCGACCGAGGTCTCGCGAGCCACGCCCACTGCGGAGGGCTGGTGCATCTCCCGTATGTTCGACCACTCCAGATATCCCGGGAGGGCGCCCTTGATCGCGGCCAGGGACACCTTCTCGTTGTCGAGGTCGAGCGTGGGTGTGGAGGCGTACCCCCACACCATCTGCTCCGCCTTGTCGATCTTGGCGATCGACACGAACCTGGTGAAACTTGTGCTCAACTGCGTGCCCCCGACCCCTCAGATCACTGGAGGAGCAGGTCGCCGAAGACGTAGACGTCGGCAGTCGCCGCAGCGCCCTGGGCCGTGGTGAGCGAGAGGATCGGCGCGGCGGTGCCCCGAAGAGCGGACGCCAGGGTCAGGTCCACCGCAGCGGCCGCAGTGGTCAGGGCAGTGTAGACCTGGCCAGACGCGACGATCGCCGTGCCGCCCTTGGAGGCTGCCGGATACACGCCGCCAGCTGCCGTGGTCAGCGAGACGCTGGCGTTGGTCACAGTGATCTTGGTGATGCGGTACCGCTGGCTCGCGCCCACCAGCATCGGGATGGTCTGGTCGGTCGTGACGTTGAAGTTCGCGCCGAGGAGGTAGCCGATCATGCCCGACAGGCTCGGGTAGACGACCTGGTCGAAGCCGAGGCTCGTCAGCGTCGGGACGTCCGGGAAGTAGGCCTGGATCAGGCCTGCAGCGTTGGGGCTGTACTGGGTTCCTGTGACGGACCCGACGATGGTGCCTCCGAAGGAGGCCGGGGCGATCATCGCAACGGTGGGCGCGGCCATTGGCGTAGCTCCTGTTCGAGAGTCGTAGAGGCCAGACCGACCTCACAAGGAGGGCGCTCAATCTGCTGACTGGCACGATGCACCCGACCCGCGCCGAGCACTAGTGCCATTTAGCGCCCGAGCGATCATAGACTACTGCTGAGCGACCGGAAGAGTGGCCTGCCTGTTCCAGGTGTTGCCAGCGCTGTCCTGAGCGACCACGGTGAGGGTGTAGGTCACCCCACTCGTGCCACCTGCCACCTGGAACAGAACCCTGGCTCCGAGAACCTGGACGGCCCCGATGGTGATGCTTCCCGGCGCAGCTGTCACCTGCGGGGTGCCGACCAGAACAGCGCCGGGTGGGACGCGCTGGGTGAAGTCGAACACCATGGGGTTGACGACGTCGCCTGGGCTCTTTGCGGGGAACGCGAACATGGGTGCTCCTGTCAGAAGACGACGGCGTAGGTGGTGCGCGGAACGACGCAGGTGTAGGACTGCCCGGAGAACCGCGCGGTGTAGGATCCTCCCGGCACCACGAAGGTCCAGCCAGGGTCGGGGAGGAGCGACAGAGCCGGGAGGGCTCCCGACGCGAACCCGACTCCGAGAGCTGTGCTGGCGCCCGAGGCTGCGCCGACCGAGCCAGCGATGCTGGCGCCGACGGCGAGCGCTGTGCTCGAGCCGACGGCCGTCCCTGTTCCGGTGCCCTGCACTCTGGCCCCGACTCCGAGAGCTGTGCTGGCGCCCGAGGCTGCGCCGACCGAGGCAGCGATGCTGGCGCCGACGGCAAGAGCAGTGCTGCCCCCGGCAGCACTGCCGACCGAGGGCGTGGCCGCACTGCCGACCGCGAGAGCCGACGAGGCCCCTGCTGCAGATCCCGCGGAAGCTGCTCGCGCGGCCCCGGTCCCGGCCACCGTGGAGAGGCCCGCCGCAGCCCCTGCGGAGGCCGCCAGAGCGGCCCCGACCCCGACGGCGGAGCTGCCTCCCGTCGCGGACCCGGTCCCCTGCCCGGTCGCCACAGTGCTGCCCACGCCCGACGCAGTCGACGATCCGGAGGCAGTGCCGACCGAGGCTGCAATGCTGGAGCCGACGGCGAGCGCTGTGCTGGTCCCTGTCGCCGAGCCGACCGATGGGATGAGCGCTCCGCCGACGCCAGCCGCAGTGCTCTGGCCGGTCGCCGTGCCCGCACCAGCCGCCGCGCTCTGGCCGACAGCGATCGCGGAGCTGCCCCCCGACACCGAGCCGACCGAGGCTGCCAGACTGGCGCCGACACCCACAGCCGTCGACGACCCAGTGGCCGACCCAGCACCGGACGACGCGGACGCAGCTGCCCCGACTCCGGACGCAGTCGACGACCCGGTCGCCGTTCCGACCGAGGCTGCCGTGCTCTGGCCCACAGCTGCTGCAGTGCTGGCCCCAGTCACAGTACCAGCGGACTGCGCGACGGACGCCCCAGCGCCCGAGGCAGAGGATCCTCCGACGACTGACCCGACCGACGCGGAGATGCTCGCCCCGACGCCGACAGCCGTCGACGAGCCAGTCGCCGACCCGGCCCCGGACGAGGAGCTGGCCGCCGACCCGACGCCGGAGGCGGACGACGATCCCGTCGCGGTGCCGGTGCTGGACGAGACGACGAGACTCGCCCCGACGCCAGACGCAGAGGACGACCCGGAGGCAGTGCCGACAGACGGAAGGAGTGCAGCTCCGACTCCGGAGGCAGAGGACGAGCCCGCCGCAGTGCCGACCGAGAAGGCGAGAGCTGCGGCCGTGCCCGCAGCGCTGGACGAGCCTGCAGCAGTGCCGACGACCGCCGCAGAGCTGGCGCCGACCGCAGCGACAGTGCTGGAGCCCGACGCAGTGCCGGCCGACGCTACACTAGCCCGGCCGACGCCTGCAGCAGTCGACGATCCGGAGGCGGTGCCGACAGACGGGCTGGGAGTGGCCCCGGTGGCGGCGAGCGGCGCAGCGCCAAGGGCAGATGCGCCGAGCATGGTCTGTCCTCTGTGCTAGGTGGTTTCGAATACGCCCGTCATCTGAAGAACGTAGCCGCTCGCGCCCGGATAGGTGTTGGTCGGGGTAAAGATCGTCATCGTGGTGCCAGAAGCGGCAAGAGCGCCCTGCAGCATTGCTCCTGTCGATGCTGTCTCGCGACCCACGGATATGCTGCTGGACTGAGCGGTGAATGGCATCGTGATATTCACCGATCCCGCAGCCGATCCGTTGGTCGTGATGGTCACTGCAACGGTGAAGAAGCAGGTCTTACCGATGGTCTTATAGCGCCCTGCAGCAACCGCCGACGTAAAGGTTCCAGACGCTGCCGAGAGGGTCGGCGTCCAGGCAGTCCATGCGGTCCCCGTGTCTCCGGTTCCACCATAGGCGACCGCGACCGGCGTGGTTGGCTGGACAGCTCCGGCGAGCACGAGGGTGCCCGACGCAGACAGCGAGGCGATTCTCGCCCAGCTGTAGAACGTCAGGACAGTTCCGCTCGCCACCGTGGACACAAGATTGGTGTTGAGCGTTATACTGGTGCTCGCGGTGACCGCCGACACGAATGCGGCTGCAGGTATGTTGGTTCCGGTCACCTTCTGCCCTACCACGATCCCGGTGGTGTTGGACATCGACAGGACGGCCTGCCCACTGGCGGCAGATGCGGTCGTCGACAGCGCGAACGGGGAGGCTGTGGTCTGGTACCATCCAGTGTTGTAGACGGCAGACTGATAGTTGTTCCACCAAGCTATGTCGGAGCCGTTGGAGTTGAAGGTCGCGGTGAACCCGAAGATGTTGATGTAGGGACCGCCCTGCCCGTTCGCGTTCACAGCGAGCGGCGCGACTGTCGCCGCAGTTCCGGCACCCGCCAGCCCACTGCTCCCGACCGCCAGGGGTGATATCAGGATGCTATTGGTAGCGTTGACAGTGAGCACGTCCGTCCCGCCGATCACGTCGACGACACTGCTCCCGGTGCCAGCGATGACGTTCAGCCGGGCTGACGTCACGCCCAGGCCGTACGTGCTGCCGTAGAGCGCGATCTGCTTCGAGACGTCGGAGCTGCTGCTCCCGACCGTGGACCCGAGGCCGATGCCCGCGGTGAAGACAGGAGAGCCGGCCAGCTGGGCGAACAGCGAGACGGCCGTCGAGGTCCAGCCGAGGGAGAGGACGGCACTCCCGGAGAGCGAGATCGCCGAGCCGCTGCTCGAGCTGAACAGAACGCTGGTCCGCGCGAACACTGTCGACGAGGACAGCGTTCCGAGACCGACCTCCCAGGCCGTGCCGTCCTCGATGTAGTAGTACGAGGTGTTGCCCACGGTCATGGCCGTGATGGCCTGGAACCCCGGCTGGGCAG